TCTGTTGCCATTTTGACCACATGTTTATCAACATGCCACTTGACATTTTGTATTGGGTCTTTATGTAGATAAAATATATTCATTCATTAACCTCTTAATTTTTACTAGATTCTTGTATTCTAATACACTTTCACTCATACTGTCAATAGCCCCCTTAATCAGTCCAAAATCAGTCTTTAAGACCTCTTTTAGAGGATATATATCAACATGTATTAAGAAGACTGCTGTGGTCCCCTCTGTAACTGTCATAGTCCTTTCATGTTCCACTCTGAATGTCAAATCATCTAGTGAATCGAACTCTGGTTTCTCATATAAAGGATGATTACTATAACCATCTAGTGATGATATACCCCAAGTATATCTGTGATATGATTGTCCACTTGTCATAGCTCTCATGATACCATCAGATGCACGAACTAATGCCTCATTGTCTGCAATTGGTTCGTGTAATTCTGCTAGAGTTTTTCCAACTTTCTCACCAGCGTTCCATGATGAGGGAAATGCTACAAAACATGCCTCTAGTTTTCCCTTATGCATAATAACAACATCATCTTCGATTGCCAAACCTAATTGTTTTATATCATTACATTCGGTTAATACTTGATAATTATCATATTCATTAAACAATCCTAGTTTCGCAGCTGTCTTTTCAACTAAATTTTCTTTGACTGCTGTTGGCGTTTCAAACCAAATGTTTGTGCCTAGATTATCTAACTCAATTCTTTTTTGTGATTGAATTACTATATCAGTTTCATTTACATTGAATGATGGTTTTTTACAAGGATTGAAAACTGGTTTCATATCGAATGGATTTCTAATTACATGTTCAAACATTGTCTTTAAAACTTTTTTCTTCTTTCTCTCTCTTTTTATCTATATCATGATAAATTATTTCTAATATAACTATGCCAATAGTTGCACCTAAATAAATCATTATGTCACCTCTTTGATTTCTTGTACCACGCTTTTTGGTATAATTGTAGAATTACCACATTCATCAATACTGCCGTCATCTTTAAAATTAAAATCTGAAACAATTCTAATCATCTCATCATCATCACTAATTAAGAAACCAGTACTTAAACATCTAGGTAAATCATCTTCTTTTACATCTTCAACACTTCGCCATGAACTATCAGATTGAATATCAATCCAATATACATGAACAAACTTGTATGGTATTTTTTTAATTGCTCTACTCATACGAATACCTTTAAGGTGTTCATGTCAACTCTATGATGAGGTCGAGAGAGAGTGAGTCAACATGAACTGGAATTTTTTTACTATCCTCATCATTTAAACTATTGTATCAGGTCTAAACAAGACTTGTCAAGTACTTTATACTCCAGAAGCACTTCCTGGCGCTTGTGGATACTTTGGTGCTTCCTCTACCATGAAATTTTCATCCCATTTGAAAGCCTCTCTTACTACATCTTTCGATAAACCTTTATATACTTGATGTAATTTTTTATCTTTTGCATCACACAATAATTGTGCTTCAGTTTCATGCAATCCCTCACACATTTGAATAAACATGTTTTCTTTTTGTGGTTGAGTTGTATCATTATCTGCACCTTTTACAAAATGCCACAATTTTCTTGCTTCACTTTGAAGAACAGTATGTTCTGTTCCTATAGGAGCATCATTTTTTTTGTATGGTACTTCACCTTGTGGTATTACCCATTCTATTTTTGGGTCAAAAGATGCTTTTAATATCATTCTTAATGAACTGTTATCATTTATTATTAGTATTGCTACTTTCTCTGCTTTTGTTTTTGCCTTGTGTACTTTATCAAGTACTTCTGAAAACAATAGTGTTACATTGCCATTTGCCATTTTAAAATTCTCCAATTTGTTCAGTTAAAGTTTTTAATCTTTTATCTATAAAATAATCTAATAGTTTACTTCTGTCGCCACAAGTGGCGCCTTTGAAATCATCTAGAATACATTGTTCTAATTCCTCTGGAATCTCATCCAAATTAATTAGAGCATTGTTTCTTTGATAATTTCTTTTCAACTCATCATTTAAATCATCAATATCTTGAGCTAATATACTATTCAACTTTTTAGATGTTAAAGGTCTTTGCCTCAAACCATCTGTAAAAGTATGGTCTGGCGATAATACATTTGGTACACCATCTGATTTATCACCTTTTAGTATATGTTCTTTTATATAGACAACTGGATTAACCCCATTTACATGTTTTTTAGTAATTGGACTATATTGTCTTACATTCTCATATTTATGCAACTGTATGAAGTCTTTATCACCAGATACAATCATGATTTTCTCACTTTGATAATGTTTGCATATTATTGCAATCACATCATCTGCTTCTGCCCCATGAGTTTCAACAACTTTGTAGGGCAAAAATTCTCTTATTTCTTCTTTAATTTTATTTAATACCTCAAAGATACTATCCCAATCTTTGTTATCTTTTTCTCTACCTTTTTTACGATTCGCTTTATACTGTGGAAATACTTGTTTACGCCAATATGCCCTTGAATCATAAGTTAATACTAATTCACCAAAGTCTTCGGTAAACATGGTACGATATGCTCTTACAGAATTTAATATCATATGTCTAACCATTTCATCATCCAATTCGCCATCGTTCATGTGCAAATGCATCATTAAAGATGCTAAAGAGATTTGATTCATGTCTACTAATATCATATTAAATTCCTAGTTTAGAAAGGGTGACCCGAAGACCACCCCACTAATTCTTAAATAATTAAGAAGCGAATGAAACTCCTGTTCCATAAAGTGCTTTGATTCCAGCAGCGACAATTGTTTTGTCTGCTCTGCCGTTCATAAGTAATTCACCTACACCAGCATTAATAATTGCTTGTGTTGGTTCACCCATACGATATGATGTTCCACTAGCAGTTTTGTTAGTGTAAATCATAAGACCTGTTCTTCTTAATTTATCCACCATTGCTTGTGGCGAAGTAAGGTCAAATGTTGTTCTTAATTGTTTCCATGTAATTACATCACCTCTTTCGAAGGCATTAATTACTCTTTGTGTTTTTGAAAGTTTCTTTCTTCCCATATTATAATCTCCTGTGATTATTGTAGTTTATAACTAATTTTATGCCTCGTATAGTCATATCGGCAATTACATTGTCGTAATTCTTAAAATTCGTTTCCATTATCATCATCATCATCTTTTTTCTTTGATAACTTTTTATTTCTTTTTTCATTCATAGATTTGTCTACTTTAAATTCATCACTTGGTTTCCAGTCAGATATTTTATTTGTATCATCTTCTAATTCTAAGTCTGATTCAAATGCTATTTCTGTTGAATCATCTTCATTTCTAATATCATCTGCCATGTCTATCAAATCTTGCAATAATGGTGCATCAAATCTCGAATAATATAAATCTACACCATCATCATTCTTAGTTTCTTCTGGCGACATTATATTATCAACCAATCCCTGTATTATATGTGGTATTTTATCTTGTCTAGATAATATACCTTTAATTGCCTCTGATAAAAATCCAATATCTAAAATAAATCCCTCATCAGAAATGTTGTATCCATTTTCACTTACAGTGTGAATTAATTGTACCATAAGATTTTCAGTTATAATATCAATCTTGGCAAGTTTGTCTTGCATTCTTAGTTGAGTATTATTTTTATCTAATGCCTTGTCGTATTTTTCTTTAACCCATTCACCATTATTATCAACTGGATTATCACCCCATGGCCCTACAACTACATTATCTTTTTTATCTTTCTCATCTGTCATGATATAATCTTTTTCTCAACTGGTACTATTGCACCGATATAATTTAAATAGTTATCTCTAATATCTGTCTTAGGTTCATTTACTGTTATTATATTTTCTTCTTTAATATCAAATTCTTCATTCTCTGCGAATGGTATAAAAGGTGAAAAATATAATTTACTCTCTTGACTTGCACCTGGATTCTGCCCCATTGGTATCAATACAAAAGGTTTCTTTATTGTAGTAACTGATTTACCCCCATTGTCTGCATAATCTTGATTAGTTACTTCTGCAACAATGTCCTCACCTGTAGTAAGGCGTAATAATTTTACATCTATCATATTTTATCTTCCTGTTTTTTTTCTATAATTTTTATTGTAATTGTGTACACCTGGCGTTTCTCTAAGTTTTCTTAACCACCTTTGTTTACCAGCAGCTTTTGATAATCTTTTCTTTTCACTTTTCTTTGTGTAATGTTGTCTTTCTCTTGCTTCATTTAAAATATCTGCTTTAAGAATTTTCTTTTTGAAGATTCTTAATGCCTTAGTGATATCATCACCATGAACTTTTACACCTAACCCAGATGCTTTTTCTTCTGGTGGTTTCTTTTTAAAAGTTTTCTTTTGGTCGTAGCTACGAACTTGAAAATTTTGTCTTGGTTTGCCTGAACTTCCTTTCATTAAATCCTCTCTTTATATACTTGTTCTGTCATTTGATAAACGACTGCCAAAGCATCATACTTATTATCAAATCCTAACATACCTAATATGTCAAGATTATTATCTAAAATTTCTAATGCATCATCTTCTGAAATATCACCACCCATTAATTTATTGGCGGTTACATTTAGAATTTTTTCTGCATCATCCATATACATGTCTTTTACTGCACTCATGATTACGCTGCCTCCAACATAGACATAGGAACTCTATAAGAACGACTTCCTATTTGAACTATTGCTTTCTTTATATTAATTTTTGTGATTGTACCTAACT